ATCCCGTACCCGGCATCCAGCGACCAATCACCCATTGCAACGAGATAACCGCCACGGTTGAACACGCCGGAAAAGTCGATTGATGTTGCCGCGCCTGCGATAGACAGCGACGCCAGATACCAAACCTTTAGCGAGTCCTTCTGAACCATCCACAAACGTGATTTGAACGCGCAAATGTTATTGATGGTTGCAGTATCGACGCCGGTAATGTCGTGTGTTCCGTCGCCATCTTTCCACCAGGCTGACCCCGAGTATCCGCGTAGCTTGTCAGCGCCATTCACTGCTAACAGGAAGTTACCGCCAGCCGTGCCGAAATTGATGTATTGAAACTTGTCCGATGTATTGCCGGTGACGACCGCCGCACCTGCTGCGCCGTTATTGGTTACATCAAAGATATTCGCGCCAGTGCAGGCAAACAGCTTATCCACGCCGGTAGTGGGAGAGTATGAAAGCAGCGAATTAACCACGCCGCCTAGACCTGTCACCCATTGTGTGTATCCGTAACGAACCATGACATCGTAAGGCGTACAGAAGAAGTTGTTCAGCGTGATGGCTTCTGTTTCCTTCATCTCTGCGATTGGGTCACGGGCATTCCACCCACCAACCGGCGAAGACACAGAGACAGTACGCGCAACCTGAGTGCGGCGCGTTTGCTTCTGAGGCTGACGCATTACCTGTATCCCGTAAAACATGTTTGCATATCATTATTTTTTGTGAAATCATAACTTCCGGTACTCGCTACCTCATCGAAACAGCGAACATCAGTTGCGCTTCGGCCCCTCTGGTGTAAGGCCCACGGGAAGGCGAAAGCCGGAGTACTTTGGGCCTTTTTCATTTGTTGATAGTTTTCAAGATGGTTTGCAACATGTCATCTTTCGATTGCCAGTCTCGCAGATCAATATCTGGCTGTTCGTAATGCAGTGGCAATTCGTGATCAGAAATTCTTATTTTTGTGCCAGACGGGTTGTGAATTATGTAGTTTGATTTGCTCTGCGTTGAGTTTGCTGTTGAGAAAACATCGCCATACTCAGATTTCAGCATGCCGAGCAATGATGATTCGTCTCTTTTCTTAGATGCAGAATCAATGGCCTTGTCACTTCTCGAAATCTTTTTCATTGAGTAGTCTACAAGTTCTTCCGGATTATCGCCTACTGCGTAAAACCCTTTTGATTTTGATCCCCAAGATGGATTGAATGACAATGCAAAATCACCATTACTTAACGGAGAAACTACAGCATTTGGATTTTCTTTTACTGCCGCGCTGCCAGATGGGTATAAATCCCATTTTTCACTTCTTGGCATTCCTGATGTTTTAAGCGCAGAAATCGACTCTGGAAGTGTGCCATTTTTTACTGATTTAACCTCTTTTATCATGCCGCCAATCCCAGGAACGAACGGCAACAATCCTACTGCATTCATAGCCGCGCTTCTATAGTTTCCTTGGTAAGCATCGGCCATGGCAAGCGCCCCACTAGCAGCGTCAGAAATAACTGGTATGCCAGATGATGATAATGCTTCTCCAAGCGCTCTGGCGCTTGGCACTCCAGCATCTTGCGGGCTACGATAATTAAACAATCCAGGAACAGCCTGATACTGTTGCGATAACGCGTCAGCCAACTTTTGCCGCCTTGTTTTATCGTCAAACAGACCCATGATTACCAACTGCCGGCGGGAATAATCACAACTGGCGCGATATTGTTGGTTGCTCCATTCATGTTCAGCTTTGGCTTGCCACCGTCGCGCCCCATCTTATCCATGATTCGGTGCTCATACTTGGCATAGTCTTCGGAGTAATCCAGCCCCTTGGCCTGCTTCCATCGCCAGATGGTGCCAAGCACAATCATCTGGTCGTCAATCTTTGGCGTGTCTGCGTCATTCGTCCAGATAGAAGAAGTGCCACCAGATGACGTATTGATCCAGTTATTCGAGATGAATTCGAACGCGCAAGCCTGCCCTGCTACCGGAATCGGATTGAACTTGATCGCATCGCCCTGAATACGGAACGAGTTGAACGGTCCATTGATCTGCATAGCTTTGGCTTCTTGCCAGTCCTGCTCTGACTTTGGGCCATAGACCGGACGGCGCAGCGTTCTATTCCAGATCGTTTCATTGACGATGTACTTGAAACCCGGCGCAATGGTCGAGAGTAGCCCCTGTGTTTCGCTTGCTACTGTGGTGAATGTTGCTTCAGTTTGGAGCGCTTCCCATGCGTGACGCTCTGCCTGTTCCTGTCCCTCTTCCTCGCTGATCGCCAGAAGCTGGATAATTTGCGCATCAACTGACGAGAGCACCGCATTGGGCGCAAGGATGCCTATCCGCCTGCAAGCCGTTTGAATGATCTGTAGGCAGGATAGGGCCATTGTTATTCCTTAAGCAGCCAGCGCAGGACGACCGCGCTTCGGTTTGTCTTCTTCAAGCGCCTCGATGCGTTTTGACATGGATTCAACCAGCTCAGTCAGTCGGCGATTGTCTTCCTTGCTATCTGCAAGCTCCTTGACGACCGGCGCCAGGTCTTTCTTGGCCTGGACATCACCCTTGGCCAGATCACGCAACACGCGGCCATCCATGCCGATATTTCCAAGGCCGGAATCAGGCACCGCAGCGAGGTCTTCAATCGTCGGGAATTGCTTGACCAACTGCTCGCGGCGAGTCTTGAGAATGCGCTCCCAGGTAATCAACGGCGTTCCGTGGCGCGGGATTTCCTTGCCTTCACGATGGGCCAGCAAGCCAGCCTTGAATTCAGCAACCCATGTATGGTCATAGCGACCTTCGCGGGCTTCTTTTCCCTTACGCTCGATGAACTCTTCAGCGATGAACTCCATCGGATCACCCTTGGAGCCGTGCGGAACAATCAGGATAAAGGTTACATGCTTGGGTACTTCATAGCCTTCTTCAGCGGTGCGGACAGGATCAACACCATGTTCGCGGTCTTGGAAGAAGAAAAACGGAACTCGTGACATCGGGTCGGCGTAGGCCATCGGTAAAACTCCTTGGTGGAAAGCGGTAGCGCTTTTCGTTGGACTCAGCAAGCCCAATGAAAAACGCCCCTCCTTGTGGGAGAGGCGCTGGATTGACGTTGTAGCGTCTTAGGTGATGGCGCCTTGAGCGCACGGGCTATTGATAACGCCTGCGCCATAGCCGGTATAGGTCCCGGTCAAGGTAATGGAGCCGGTTGCGGTAGCGACCTTGTCAAATGTACCGATGGCGGAACCAAGGTAAATTCGACGGCCATCAGGATCGAGGCCAGCCACTACCGTCGAAGCCGGGATACCCGTACCCGACAAAGCCATGCCGAGGAAAGCGCCGTCATAGCCGCTAACCGTATCCACATAACCCAGCGAATTGAACGTCTTTGCCGTGAATGTCTTGGTGCCAGTGGCAGCGATACGATTGCGACAGTTCAGAATCTGCTTACCCGCAGCGTTAGTGCCAAGAATGCCAGCAGCAGTAATGCCGATAGCAGCATCAGCCGCAACAGTAGCGTTGGTCTTATATACAGTCAGACCCTCGATCTGAACCCATCCGAACGTGCCAGAGGCCATAGGCGCCATTGCTACGGCAACCGGGAAGCCTTGATTGGGAGTATTCGGAACCAACGTGGCCTGATACGTTTCGTCGATAACGACAACCGAACCTTTGAGAACGGCAGCAGCAGACTTGACGTAGACGAAGGCGCCCCATCCCCAAAAGTTATCGACAGCCGCAATGCGAACGCCTAGCGCATGGCGCTGAGTGGTGTCAGGAGAAAACCAGTCGTTAAACGGCTGAGTTCCGGCATAACCAGAAATAGCTGCATACATATTTTTCCCCTTACGCCTTCAGAACGCCCTGAAGCGAACGATTCGACAGAGCAAGATTGCCCTGCCAGATGATCGACTTCACGATGGCGTCTTGGTTGATGGATTCAACATCGTCCAGCATGGTGATGTTGGCGTCTTGGTGCACAACCAGGTCCATGTACTTCGTGTTCAGGAAGTAAGCATGTGCAGCCGGGATGCCACCAGACGAGTCAAAGAAGACATCAGCGGTCTTGTACTTCATGGACATCAATCCACCCTTGCCGGTGCTGTCATCGCTGGTGTAACGCTTCAGGGAGGTTTGTGACTGCTCGAACATGGTGAAGTAATCGTCCGACATGACGATCAGATTCGGCGTATCCATGCCGCGAGTCAGCTTGATCCACAACGGCAGCATCAGCGATTCGATGGTCGTTGCGGACGGCGTGATAGCAGAGCCACCTTGCAGCGGAGCAGCAGCAGACTGGACGATGTTTTGCCAGAAGGCGTAGGTGCTGGAGTTGATACCGCCTACCGTGCCCGTGCCAGCGTCAGCAACAATCGCTTGCAGACCGTTGATCTGGTTGGCAGCAGTGCCGTCAGAGTACAGATCAGCGCTTAGGCCGTTGGCGAATGAATGTTGTGCATTCTTGACCTTGGCCTTGATGAAGTTGATGATGCGATTTTCGCCGCTGTTGGTACGCATTTCCAGACCGGAAATGGCGAGATTGACCGCAACTTGACGCCACGGGAACTCAGCAGCCGACAGAACATCAACCGCGCCGATGTTCAGAACGTCATATCCAGAGTAGCGCTGATACGTGGTGTTGGAAGCGTATTCCAGCGGTTGAACAATGCTCAGACCGCCATCTTCCAGACGGACATTGCCGCTTTCAGACAGTTTGCGATAGAGCGCGTTGTGCTTTGTCAGTTCATGTTATCGCCAAGGCTCTTTATCCTTGGCTTCACTGGATTTCGCCAGTGCTCAGACTATATCATCACCTGTTTTATTCCATCGTTTTGCACATGCAGCATAGCCGCCCATGGACGCGGCTTCTAAACTTGGTTTTTGTCCACGCGCTTTCTTGGTTGCGCTGATCTTTGCGCCGTTGCCTTTCGGCTTACCAAGTTGTGCCAATCTACGCTTTTCATTCGCTTCTGGTAACCACCTTTTACCAATGGCAGTCCTTGCTGCATTAACGCCTTTTAGCGTCAATTCTGTACCAAGACCAGACGATCTATCGTGTGCGTTGTATAGCTTTCCCAACGAAAGATAATGATTTATCCAACGTTGCTCTGCTTCGCAATGCGCTCCACGATGCGAATACTCTGCCTCTTCCAAAACAACCATTGAAAAAGCCGTTTCACCATACCTTATCCAATCTTCCGTTAATTTAATTGCATGGTGCTTGCTGTTATTGCACAAACACCGATGCTCACGGAACCGCTTTGATAATTTGGCGTTTGTTACGCCAATGTAAGCAAAGCCGTTAATTGAACAGGTTAAAGCGTAGATTATTGCCATTCGGGATTCCCCTCTCTGGATTAAAACAAGTGCCGCGCGCTCGTGGTGCTTTACTGTCCGTTCTGGACTCCATGCACTAGTCGTTGAGCCTTCATTATATTCCTATAATGCTTGGCTGCTGATTGCCCAATCCTTACTACTGTTCCACTTTGGGGAGTAAGGCTCTAAGGGGTTTCCAGCAATTCACGCGGTTTTATAACGTCTACATTCAAACGTTATCTGCGACTTCCTTGCTGTGATTGCGGAAAGTGGTCGACACCAGTTCCGAAAAGACAGCGAAGTTGCCGGCAGAATAGCCTTGACCGGGAGAGGCCATTTGGTATTCCTTTCGAGATTAGCCCGCCGTCAAACGGCGTAAATTGGCTCGGATTGTTTCGTCCATAGTTCCTATGGGCGCTGCTGTTGGCAGGGCTGCGCGTGGGCGAACATTCACGCTTGACGCCACCTTTGCCGCTTGCGCCTTCTTTGCTGCCTCTGCGCGGGCTGCGTTTTGCTGTTCTGCAATCACGAGGGCGCGGGTTTGAGGATTGGCATAGATGGCTTGCTCATAGGCACTAGCGAGGTCGTTGGCTTGCCCGGCTTGTAGAAGCGCGGCCATGTGCCCTTTCACACTCTCAAAATGACTATGCGAAGGATCAGCAGCAAAGGAAGCAATCTCGCTGTTGAGCGTCTCCTGCTCTTTCTGCTGACCAATCATGGTTTGTTGTTGAATCCAGCCTTCAAGCTGCTGCACCTTCTGCTGCATGGCTGAAACGGCTGGATCAACTTGTTGCGGTTGCGGCTGTTCACCGCTGAAAATCTGTGCGAGTTGCGCCCGGTCAAAGCCGTATGCGCCTGCCAGTGATGCAAAGTAACCAATGTCGCCTTGACGCAGACGCGCATCAGCGTTCATCAATTCGCTGACGGCCTTGTCAGGGCTTACGCCGAGCTTTTGCAGCGTGGCGATGTGGGGCGTGATCACCCGTTCCATCGTCTGTGCGAACTGAGCGGCATTGCGGTATTGCTCGATCCCCTTATGGAAGTCGGCTTCCCGTCGAGATACTTCGGCCTGAATCTCAGGAGGCAGCGTTGCCCACTTTTCAGCGGCTTCCTTCTTCCATGTATTCGGCGCCGGTGTCGTTTCGACCACTGGTACATCAGGGACAGGCTCGGCGGCTTCCTTGGCCTTGA